GAAATTTATTATTGAGGTAAGAACCAAAGGATTCGCCAAGGCGAATCGTGACATGGGTAAGCTGGATACTTCCAGTAAATCATATGATAAAACTGCTGGTAGAATGCGTGGTACAACCAATGGATTGCAAGGTTCCATTGGTGCATTAAGAAATAGAATTTTAGTTTATACTTTTGCCATCGGTGGTGCAGTTGGCGCGATGAATAAGTTTGTGAAGGCTGCATCTGGATTCCAGGATGTTAAAACTCGACTTGTTGGTCTTACCGGAAGTGTGGAAGAAGCAGAGATTGCATTCAAAGCATTCAATAAAATCGCAGCCACTACACCATTTGCATTAGATGATGTAGTGAATGCCGGTGCGCAGTTACAGGCGTTTGGCATGGATGCGAAACTTACGCTACGCGCTACTACTGATTTGGCTGCATTTATGGGTACAACTGCCGTAGAAGCTGCCAGTGCATTAGGCCGTGCCTTCGCCGGTGGTGTTGGTGCAGCGGACATGTTACGCGATAAAGGAATCAGACAAATTATAGCAGATTCGCAAGGCATTACAGATATAACAAAAATTACACTACCTGAGTTTAGAGTAGCATTACTCAAGGCCATGACTGATCCCGATGGTCGTATTTCCGGTAGTGCAGACCGCTTATCTAAAACATTCACTGGTGCAATGAGTAATATGCAAGATGCAATCACACGCTTTGCTGCATTAATAGGTGAAGAATTATTACCTGGCTTAACAAAAATGGCAAATTCAACAGAGAAATTTTTCAGGTCTTTAGATTTGAAAAAATTAGCAGAGTTCGGCACTGCTCTTACTGGTGTTAGCGCAATCATTTTAATAGCACGCAATAGAACAGTGATATGGGCATCAGCCATGGCCGTAGCTACTAGCGGATTGAATGTCTTATTAGGAGCGCTTGCTATATTTTTAGCTCAGAAAGGAATACAAGCTGTTGGATTATTTAATAATTTAGCCACAGCTACAACGACTGCGAATACATCTCAACAAAACTTAAATCAATCTACAAACCGGTATATTCAAGCTGTTGGTCAGAGCAATATAATCTTTGGACAAAACCTGGAACTACGGGAATCTTTGGCAGATATTACTCGTACAGCATTATTATTACATATTGAAAATGAAGGTATGGATTCTACAAGATTAAAGACTATTAAAATGATGTTTGATGCAGAAAAGATACTTACAGATCAATTTGGTAGTCGTGTCAAAATAAATCGTGATGCTATTGTAGCGAATGGAGAGTTTATAGTTTCTCTAGAAGATGCAACGGATGGAGAAGAAGCATTTGTTACAATGATGCAAAGATTAATAGAAGAGCAAATAAAATCGATTGAGCTAACTCAGCTAGAGAAAGATGCTATAGAAGAGAAAACTGAAGCTATGAAATTGGCACAAGAAATCATAGATGCAGAGCAGACTATCATGCAAGATAACTTTGATTTCCAGATCGGGCTTATAGAAGAGCAAGCGGCACGTTTTGCTGAACTTGAAATGGATTCAGTGGCAGTCAAGGAATGGGCTGAAGGTGAGAAGCTTAAACTAGCCATGAATCGTTATGATCAAGAAAATAAAATGATGTCACATTTTAGAAGTGCATATAATACATTCACAAATTCACTCACCGATACAGCTATGCATGGCGCAGAAAGATATGACAGAGTTATGGAAGCTATGAAGAGTGGTATGATTCAATTTTTCTCAGACCTAATTGCTCAAGCACTTAAAAATGAAGCAGCACAACAAGCTATTTCAATAGCGGGTCAAGCCACATCGGTTGCCACTACAGCAGTCACTGGGCAAATGATTGCTGCAAATTATGCTACTGCTGCCGCTCTAGCTTCCGCTGCTACATCTGGCGGTTCTGCCATTGCTGGTGGTGCAGCACTTACACATTTGATTACTTCCACAAATGCACAAGCCACCATGTTCGCTGCTGAAGGTGCTGATTTTATCACTTCCGGTCCACAATTACTTGTAGTGGGAGATAATCCTGGTGGACGCGAACACATTCAAGTTACGCCAATTGACTCTCCGGGACCCAATGCGCCAAGCGGTGGTAATATAACTCTTAATATCTCTGCTCCATTAGTTGATGAAACCGTAGTGGATACTATTATTCCCGCAATTCAAAAAGCTCAAAGAATGAATCTTGCATGAGCTTGACATTACCCGCAGCGTATTCCAATTCGAGTAAATTAGGCAATGTCCAGGAGAACTGGATTGCTCAGTTATTTCATCAAAACTCATTTCTTTCCTTCGATGGTACTGATGACTATATAGATCTCGGAGCAACCACAGATGCATCTGCGATGTGTCTTGACAATTCAGATGATTTGACAGTTGCTTTTTGGATTAATTTCCCAACAGCGGGAGCCAATGAATGGATATTTGCTAACAATAGTCAAACCAATGACTATTCAGGTGTCTTTGTTTATAAAGATTCCAATAATAAAATATCACTTGGGTGGGGAGATGGTTCTGGTGCTACTTCTGGAGACAGAGAAACAATGCTTGGTAGCACAACACTTGCTACTGACACATGGTACTTCATTGCCATCACAACAGATTTCTCTCTCACAACAACCAATACTGTCATTCGAGTTAATAACTCCGCTGAAACAGTATCCAATGGAGGAACGTCTGGGGCTACGAATCCCGTGAATGAATCTGGAACTGCATATTTTGGACGAAGAGGCAATGTCTATGGCGAATTTAAAATCAGAAACTTTGGGATATGGTCGGGAGAATTAGACAGCAACAACTTGACTGCTTTATATAATAGTGGTAATTACTTTTCATTTACAGAGAATTCAGGCAACTATACCCAAGCATCTGCCTTAAAAGGTTACTGGGAGTTCAATAATGGAGATAATATCATACAAGATAAATCGGGAAACGGAGCAAATGGCTCTATCACAGGCGGTATTTATAAAGATTATTTACCGATTGCCTTATCTGACACAACAGTTGATGATGTTTTTTACCATGGAACTATCACCAATAAGCCATCTATCCGATCATCCATTGATTTAGCCAAGTCTATCGCTAAAACGGGCAATATATCTCTTTCAATAGCTAACGCTCAATATAAAGGAGATGATCTTTCCGCAGAATTGTTTTTAGGAACGCGAAACTATATTAATAGAAATGTTAAAATCTATTCACAGATTAATGGTGATACTGCATTAGCAAATTGTTTACAGATTTATCAAGGTAGGTTGATAGATATTTCACATGATACCAATTCGATTAAACTGAGTATCACAGAACAACGACCGTGGGATTTTATTTCAATCCCGCAAGACGTATCCGCTAAAGGTAATTATTTCCCCGTTGTGTATGGTGACTTTGTTGAGAACGCCAGCACCTATGGCTCCCCAGCTTACACGGCAACATTTTCTAAAGCACTTCATCCAGTGCAAGTTGATGCACATTCTTTTTATTATATGTGCCTCAATCACGAAGACACGGGTTCAACAGATAAAACATTACACTATTATGAACCCGGACTTGATGCCTTTATTCCACTGCAAAATTCATATGATGCTGAAAGTTATTCTGGTGGATACGCCCTAAAAACTGATTGGCACTTGAAAAGACACTTTAAATTCAAACCTACAAATGCAATTTTCAAATCTTTTTCCTCTGTTGATCAAATGATAGATGGAACAACGGATGAGACAAGCGCAGACACTGGTGAAACATTAGCAATGGATGAAATAAGTACCGCATCTTCTAATATACTACGGAAAGACAACATTTTTAATCTCCCGTCCTTAGATGATATGCCAGATAAAACAAGTTCATCTGATAATCATGGATTCACTATTGAGTGCCGATGGAGAATGGATGATATTGAAGGAAGCACAAGTAATGAAAGCGGCTTGGCTATTAATAAAATAGATATAATAGACAATGGAAGATACGGGGGAAGCACAAGTGATCCAGATAGTATAACAGATGGAACAGTTTTTACAACCAATGGAACATTTAATGGCAGTTTAACGAGTGGCGCACAAGCAGATATCGCGGAAGTAACAAGTATCATTAATTCCGCAACTGCTTATTCCACCTATGGCGGTTATGAAGATGGACTCACAATAAGATTTAAACGAACAGTAACATCAAGAACGGATGGCCACGGCGGTTCTACTTCCAACATTGAAGGTGATCTTATTGTATATGATCTTCGCCTAAAAGTGACTCTCAAAATTGACAAATGGAACACAACAACCGATGGCTCGGCACGAGTGAGTTCGGTCAAACAACTTTATTCAGGGCATGATGGTTTTGCTAAATCATTTGCTGGTGGTAGCGGAACAGCCAGCACGGGGCTTGATGCACATAGAGATTTACTCAATAGATTTGCTGGGTGGGATGATACGGATGCCAATATCTATAACTATGATGCCGCTTTAGACATAGAGGCGGCAAGGATAACATCCGCTTGGAACATTAGATGGTGGGAGCAAGAACCAGTGGAATTAAAAAAGATTCTTGATCGTATGCAATATGAATTTGGTTTTATTTTCAAATTTAGACATGATGGCAGTGGTTCGTACTGGTTCATTAAAGATTCTTATTCTTCTGGAGATGTAGCGCAGACATTAAAACAAGATGATATTAAAAGTCTGAAAATTAATAACACTCCATTTTCAGAATTACTTACCAAGATGGAAATTAACTATGAGAAACATCCCGCTGAGAATAGATACATATCAAACGTCACTGCGGTTGATACTACGAATAATCAAAGAAATACTTGGAATATATTAGCCAAAGAAAATATAGCAAATATAGACTTGGATATGAATGTTAATAAACCGGGGAATGCTAATCCAGGTGGAGGTAATCCCAATGATGGATTCGCTAATTATTACATGAACATCTTTGGTGATGTGAAGAAAATTATCAGTTGTGATATTGTAAATACGGCAAAAGGATATAACTTAGAGACAGGAGACATTATTCAATTTTCTAATACTGCTGGAGAAATGCCCGTAGAACCTTTCGGTGATAATTGGGCAGATTATTATATGATTACTGATTTAAACCGCTCACCA